TGCCCGTCTTAGAGAATGTACTCCAGATTTCCTCAATAAGCTTCTGAGTTAACTGAAAGAATTCAAAGTCTTTATATTGATCGAAGATATGCCCGTATAACTGCTTAAATACTAAACTCTTTGCTTCTGTTCGGTCCATTCCGTACTTTAAAGCAAAATCTTCGTAGATATCCCCGGTCGGTGATTCATACCCAACCAGCTGCCCAATCAACGTTGGATGATAAGCAGTCAAGTCAATCTCCAATAGAAAGTCGTTTCTTGGTACAAAAACCGATCTAGAACCGTTTTCTTTAGGTAGAGCCGCAAAGTTTAAACTATTAAACGTATTGGAAGGTCGGCCGGTCGTAGTATTGAGATTATACTGCGTGAATGTATATGAGTTATATCGGGATAGAAAGGGTCTCTTCAACTCAAAGTATCTTTCAAAGGCACTGTTAACCTTCAAACCGTTTCTTTCTATAAACCAGAATACGTTAGAAAGATCATCGTGGTATTGATTGAAAGTATATTTTTTAATTACCGGAAGATATTCGTCAAAGATAGTTTCACACTGCTCAAAATGCTTTACTATTGGAATAACTGCATTTAGATCTTCTGAGATATGGTATCTTTGAGAGAAGAAGTTGTGGGCCGAGGTTTGCTTTCTTACCTCCTTATACTCAGTCAGATTAAGATCGTGAGTATTTGTTCCGAAATAAGTGTAATTTAATGCCTTTTTATCCGGAGTATAGATCTTATCGAAGGTTCTTAGGTATTCCTTAACCTGTAGAGGATCAAACTGCAATGCTTCCGGATGAAAGTAGTTAACCAGGAATCCTTTCGGTTGAGAAACGTCTCTTAGATAGAGACATAACGGAGCATAAATGCCTGGATGAATTTCTGGATGTTTATAGACTGGTACAACGAATATCTCGCTACCTAACTCAAATTGGAGTTTATCGAACTGCTCTTGTGTTTCTACTAACCAAAACATAACCTTTCAATAAAGATAGGTATTAATGTTCAGGAATCCTACTTCTTATAAAACTTTGTGTAGTCTTCTTTGAGGAATTGCTGTAAGCCTCTGATTTTTAGTCTTTGTTCTGTTAGCACAACCATGTTCTTATTAGTTCTAGCTACTACCATTTCATCTCCGGAGATCTGCCAAGGGAGTTGGAAGGCTGTATAGTACTGCCAGATATAAGTACTGTCCTGCCCTTTAAGACTTGAGTATGTTTGATTTGATACTTCTAAGTATAAGAGCTCATTATTCTTCTTTGCAAAGTACCTTGTAAATTCTCCAACTTGATACTGCTGAGGTGTAGGTTGAGGAAAGTAAGTTGTTGGTGCTTTAAGAACAGTTGGGTTCTCGGTAGGGGTACCTGTAACTGATAGGTATGTAGAGATGCCCGGAAGTAGTTCTTCTGTGTCAAACGATGTAATCGACTGCTTAACTAAAGTTTGCTGATTAGCATTTATGTTTTGAATCTGACTAGCATTATAAATACCTAATTCAAAAGATTGATAATCATCAGGTGTTTTTCCAGTGTATGCTTTTCCGTTATATAACTTGTAATAATACCCCTGGTAGTTTTCCCCGGTACTAATAATATAGTACTCTCCACCGCCGGTGAATAAGTTTGTCTGTATTCTATTTAAGGGAGTATATGACATGGGTTACTGCTGAGTTACTGATGTGTAAATACCGGTTGGTTTTTTAGGATCCCATGCCTGGAAATGCATATAGTCAAAGTTTTTAGATCTTCCTAAAGAATACCACCCGTTCTTCTCCATAATATCAATAAAGTCTTTATATTCTGCTCTAGAGAAGGATGCAGCAGGAATTGTATTTCCGTTCTTATCTTTATAAGGTTTAGACTTTTGATTGAGTTGGTTTTCAGGTGCGTTTATATCTATTGCAATACCCCAAGAGTGTAGGCTCAGAATGTCTCCGTTACGCATTTTTCTGTAATTGTAAGTTCCGCTGAAGTCGTCTAGTCTCAAGGTTGCAATCTTATCATTTCCGTACTTGTTTTGGATCTGTGTTAGTGCAGTTATTAAGCTTACAGCAACGTCTTTGTGTACTCGGAAGTTCCTAACAGGTACTCCTGCATAGAACATTGCGTATGGAGGTCCTACAGTCACTAAGTTTTCTTCTCCTGGCATTCCGTACTTTTGAACTACGTACTCATTACCAAGAATCTCTTCCATGTTAGCTGAACCTGTAACGAATGGCTTATTTGTGTTTAACTTTAAAGGTTGTAAGTCTGACATTACGGGGACAGTAAGTGATTCTAACGTAGTAGTCCACTTATTCTTGTCGATAGTATGAGATAGATTCTTGATTAAGAAATTTATTTTACCTTTGTAACTATAAGGGATTATACCTTCCTCTAATCCGTATTTTTGAAATAATTTAATTCCTGAAATACCTCCAAGGGTTAGTTGTAAATTAAAAGGTATAAAGAAAGGGGATGCTATATTCTTAGTTACTGTTGTAAAGTAACCTAAGATATACTTAGCATAAATTAAATTTAAACTTGTTAACGTATCAATTGTCTTTTTATTTAAAGTCAAATAGTACAGGTTTTGAAAATTTAAACTATTAGGATCTCTCCAATTTATCCAGTAGAGTTCTGCAAACAACGTTTTTATATTTTCCAAGACTGATTTAAATCTTTCTTCGTCAGTCTGCTTTACATTCTTACCTTCTGGGGATTTGGTAATAACTTTCTCTTTATTTATTCTATCTACCAATCCTAAGTTAAATTCTGAGAATGCTGTTGCATTAGAACCTACCTGGTTTCCGTTTGCTTGAGCTCCGATTGATATCATAGAAGCAAACTCAGGAGTTAATTCTGAACTGAAGTTAATGTCTGTAAGAATGGTGCTTTTAGATGTTGTTATTCCATATGGTTTAAATACTGTAATCTTATCTTTGTCATCGTCATACTTAGTTCTAATATGAGATGCTTTATCGTAGATTGAAATTCTCTGTCTATCTTGGTCAAACTTTACTTCGAAATCATTAACACCTCCTAAAACCCGGCTAACATCCTGTAAGATAGTTTGTAAGAATTGAATTAAGTTTACATTACCGTCCTGATCTTCTTGACTCTCAGCTACTCTTAGAATTTCTGTAAAGTTAAGAAACACAGACATTAAGTTACCTACGAAGGAATTTTCCTCTAAAAGGAATTTTGGTGCTATTTGAATTGATTCTAAAAACTGTTTTGGACCTTCTTCAAAGAATAATTCCGGCACTAATAAACCTTCCTCTTCTTTAAGTAAAATATCAGTAACTGTATAATAAGGAGGTACAATACACACAGTTGGATTAGCTGAGAACATTCCTGGGAATGTTAACATTGGTACATCACTAAATTCAAAAGTGATTGTGGGTTTCCCTTTCTCGTCGTAAGTTAAGCAGAATTCTTCAAGTAATTGAAGGAATGCTGCGAAGGTTAGGTAGTACTGTGCATCTCCAAGTTCCTGTCTGTCATCTTCACCAGCATGATTATAGTAACGAATCTTCCATAGGAAGCGTTCTCCATCTAAAAAGTTACTTGTTCCTGATGGACCTGTTGGTCTTATTTGTCCGATAGTATCTCTAACTATTTGATACCCTAAAGGGACTATAATAGATTTTGCATTGGGGTTAGCACCGGATACGTTTATACCGCTCTCAAATAATCTAGTTAGCTCATATAGCTTTGAGAAAAGCATAGAGTCTTGAGCTCTGCTAATAATTTTATCTAAAGGTACTTTAGGTGCAGGTGCCTCTTCTGTTTCATCTCCGGCTCCAACATCTATCTGAGTGTCTGTTGTGTCTTCTGGTTTTACTCCACCGATGTTTATCTTTAAAGATTCAATAACAGACCCTTTGCTAATTGCTTTAACAGTAACGTTAAAGGAACCGTCCGTATTGTAGGTCCAATTAAAGTTTGTTACTATACCATAAAACCCGCCGTAGTTTTGGGATCTACTATCTCTTTCGGTTTGAATTGCATCTAGAAGCTGTTCTTCTGTTGTAGTGTTTCTTAAAAACAAATCCATTGGATAAGTTTGACTTGCTAAAACATTAAACTGTTCTGTTTGACCTTGGTTATTAACATACTGAGTATGACCGTACTCTAATAAGATACTATACCCGGGTCTTAAATATAGTAATTCTAGAAACTCTAACTGCTGGGGGTTATAGCATGTTATCGAAATATCTGCTTTTGCTAAAGCACCATTATTATAATACCCAATCTTGGCAGATTGTATTCCAGCCATTGGTTTGTATCCGAACTCGTTTCCTCCAAAGCCGTATGCTCCTGTACCAAAAAATTCTCCCTCTCTATTAAAACTGCTCTTCGGCTCAAGAGAACCAGCTCCGCCAGTAGGTGAATCAACATACCGTTGAGTTCCTCCATAGAGAATTACTTTTTTAGCTAAATCATTTCCGGGAGCAACTTGCAGTCGATTTGCAAGTTCAGAAACTCTATCTTCAATTTCTTTTTTTCTCTTACCTGGAATGTTTTGATCTGAAGGAACTGCTAAGTCGACTGATGATATTAGTCTTAGCCATGATCCGGCATTTTGGGTTTGTATCTTTTTTGGATCTGCAGGACCTAAAGGATCTTGTGTTCCTTTATCGGCAAAGTAAGATTCTCTCTGCTTTATCTGGTTAGATACTTCTTGTGAAAACAATTCTCCGACTATTCCCATATTATAGACTGTTTAAGTTCCTGAAAGCGGAAATTATAGAGGATAAATCTTGAGGTATTCTAATCTGACTACCTGGAGGTAGTAGAAGTGAATTTTGTTGAAGGTTATCATTCGCTGTACTGATAATCCAGTACAAGTTAACATTACCGTAGTACTGCTGGGCAAGAAGATCTAATCTATCACCTTCGTTTGTTAAAACGTAAACATCGTTTGGAGATAGAGGAATCTCCGGGTATTTAACAGTCGCGTAGAAACGTACTCCTTTTAATACATCACTATCTCTTAATACTTTAATATCTTGATATCTTCCCATGTTACGCTTCTTCTACTAAGGGTGCTCCTGCAATGTAAGGACTGTTTACCTGCGGTACAAAACTGTGAATTGGTTTAAAGGTGAACGAACTTACATCGATTAAATGTGATAATTTTTTATCTGAGTTAAGACTACCGTCGTTATTTCTTGCGATATCCCAAGGGCTTTCATCTGGTATATTATAAGTTAATGCGGATATAATCCCAGGAGTATTAACTAAGTAGTCTCCAAAGGTTATCTCAACAAAATTACCTCTCATGAATCCTGCACTAGAATAATTAGGAGTCATTAAAGATGCTAAGTAGTTTAACTTTTGATACTGTCCGGTCATTTCACTCTTAGATTGTGCATGTACTTTGAAAGATAATGATATCTCTCTAGAAAAGCCATTATAAGTGTAAAAATCTTCTCCTCTACCTAAATACTTAAAGCTGGACCAGTCTGGGGTAAAGTTGTCTGTAAAACCAGTAACGAATGCACGGAACTGCATATAGTAATCAGCTCCATCATAATTATAATACCTAATTAAGAAAGGAACCAGATCAGAATTTAAATAAGTAGGTTCTGTTGATACTTTAGAAAAATTTATAGAATCTCTACCTGCTAAAGAATTTCGCTTGGCAGCTTTCGATCCGGGGTTTCCTAGCACGTATTTTGTAGCTCTATCGAAAGTATAGGCTCTATCTTTTACTACTGTGTTAGTAACAAACTTTCTAAAGTCTGTTGGTGAGGTATTTGTATCGTTTACATCACCGTACAGCTTTTGTTCTGTGTTCTCAATACCGTAACTATCAATCTGAGTGTTAGTCAGTAGGTAATTAGGTATTGCTGATGCATCGTAATTAGGTTTTCGAGTTACTAACTTGCTAGTTCCTACTAATGTAAATAAAGAAGAATCGGGTCCTGGTGTTAGATAAGGAGTTTGAGATTCAGGGATGTAATATAGTGAACCAGTTAAATTATTTGTTTGAGTATAAACACTAGTAGCGTTTCTATCGATACTGTTCTGTGTTCCTACACTAGGAAGAAGCCTTATTCGATCTAAAGTAACTAAGCTATCAGGACCGGACGGAGTATTTAATCCGTATGCTATATCAAAAAAAGTATTGTCTAAATTTAAACCAACTGTGGTATAAGGATCTAAACCCTGTTTATCTGAAGCGTTTAGTAGCTTAGGTCCGTTAACTAGGTTAATGTACTTAGCAGTATTAGTACTCTGTCGCCAGTATAGTGTATTATTTCCATTAAGTCCGGTTCTTTGTTCGATTGGGGTTTGAATAGTAGTTTTACCTAAACCTAAAAATGAACCTGGGCCGCCTGGGTATTGCCTTAGTGTATTATCTGTTTTCTGAGTGTTTACAAACGTGTTTGTAAGCTCTACTAGCCTGTTACTACCTGTAGGTTGATTATAGGTAACAACATCAGAATATGTTACCAGACTACCCGGTGTACCGGGTACTGGGTTTAATCCAAAAGTGTTAAAATGAAGACCGGTTGCATTGACTGTAGCTTGGGCAATCGTACTTGTTGGAATATAGGGACCTTGATTTAAAGCTTTGGGACTGGCTTGGGTCTGTACGTTCTGCCTAGAAAGTACATTCTGCTTGATTGTAAAAGCAGGTCCCTGAAAGGTATTTGCTGTTAGCAGTAATTTGCTTAGTCTAGAAACATCATCAGCTGTTTTTTCGAATACTAATGAACCTCCTCTAGTAAATACATCCAATCCTCCGGTATTTCCGACCGCACTGAAGCTTTCAGGTATAGGTTTTTGAACAAACGGTTGAGTGCTTGATCCTCCACCTACCCTGTCTTTCCCATATTTAAGGGATTTAAGATCAGTTTTTAGGTCGATTAATCCCATTATTCAGGTAAGTTGTCTAAGTAAGGGTATTTTCCAGGTATTGTTGGCTTTAAACCATCAAGGTCTAGCTGTGATTTTTTTAATCCATCAGCGTAATCTGATAATTGATCGTACTCAACCGGTTTTTTACCGTCTAGGTCTAGTTGAGATCCTGCTAACTGTTTGGGGTAGTTAGTAACTCCTCCGATATCGTAGTATCCAGTTGGAGTTGAACCATCCAAATTAGTCAAGGTAGATCCTTGGTTCTGTAATTTATCTAAAAGTCCCATAGTTTTTGTTATAAATATCTTTATCTACCTGTTTGGTAGTTGTTCATAGCCATTACCCTACCTACTGCTTCTCCGTCTAGAAGTACTTTTCCTGTTTCGGATTTAACTGTTGTGATTAATTCTTTAACGGCTGCAAGTAACGGTTCTAAGTTTACAGTAACGTTTGTAGTACCTCCTTGTTCAGGAGCAGCTGGAGTTTGATTGCCTCCTCCAAGATTAGTTCCTGCAATAACTGTGTCTTTATCATTTAGAGCAATTGCACCTTCGGGAGCTAGTAAAGTACGTTTTCCGTAGCCGGGTGTCCCTTTACCTGCTGACATAATATCATCTCCGGTAGAATACTTAGCAATAAGTCCAATCATCGCTCCTACTCCGGCGCCTGCTATAGCTATACCTGCCGGACCCATCCATGCATTATTTTTAAACATGGTTGCAATAGCTTCAGCGATAGTTAAGCCTTTCATAGCTTTCATCATTCGGAAAGCTTTTACTAATGGACCTGCTGCTAGTGCTCCCATAATACTAAATACCGCTGTTGTACTTCCTAAGATAGAAGCAAACAATTCTGCCATTGTTCCCAAAGGACCGGCTACTAAATCAGCAACCATCCCTTGTAGCTTTTCAACTGCAGTATTGAATCTTTCTTGAACAGTTAGAGCTTCTACTCTATCTGCAACTTCTTTACCGGACTGAGCTGCAATCTGTTCGTAGGTTTGCCCTCTGTACTGCTCCATTAAAAGCATTTCTGAAAGATCATTAACAGACATTCCTAATGACTTTGCAAAAGCTTCTTGTTGGATTCTATTCATATTTGAGAAGTCGCTAAATGTTCCTATCTCATTATTCAGCTCTCCCATCAATCCGGCTACGTCATTAGTTAATGCATAGTATCGAGCCTGTTCTAAGTTAATTTGACGGCCGGTCAATAATTCGGCTTCTAATTCTGATTGTATTGATGATTCAAAATTAAGTAACCCTTCGGCAACTTGGTTAACTTTTTCTAAAGTTGTACCTAAAGCTGTGGCTTCTGCTACCGAATTTGATAGAGCAGTTACAGATCCTCGGAATTGGACTAGAGAATATGCAGAGGCTTTGCCTACTTGCTCCATTATTTTCTTTTGATTTATATGAATACCGTATTGGGATTCTATTGCAGAAACAGTTTCATAAGAATCAAGCTTTTGCTTTTCAAAATCAACGCCGGTTGCTTCTGAATAGTATTGTAGTTTAGCTGCGGCTTCTGCTGCAATTCCTAATCTTTCTGTTAGATCAACAAAAGTTTTAGCATTATCAGCATTTATTTTACCTGTAAATCCTAATGCTTCGTTAAATTGCATTTGAGCTTTTACAAGCTTAGTTGTTGTATAGAACGTATCTCCTGTGGAAACTGCTACTCCTGCAAATTCTCTTCTTAGACTTTGAGCTTCTCCGTATGATAGTCCTATTGATTTTTGTAAACCTACAACCTCTGCATTAATACTACTTGCAGACTTAGCCAGCATAGTAAATATAGCAGCCGGATCTAATAAAGCTTTTGCAAAGCCTTGAGCAAGAGCTGTTAATCCTTGAAGACCTAATCCAATCTTTGCAATAAAGTTTGTACCTGCTTCGGTAACGTCTCTTTCTAATTTTGCTCTTTGGGCTGTTAGATCATTTAGCTTTCTAGCTGCTCTTATTCTATTAGCTGTGAATCGAGCAATAACTGCTGGATCTGTTGCGGTTTCTAAAACTTCGTCTATCCTAGAAATACCGTCAACTAATCTTGACATTTCAGAGTTTAGTTGAGTGAATTGACTTTCAATCTCAGGTCTCTCTTTTACAGCATTAATAAACCTTTTAGAGAGGTTTTCCATTTCCTCTACGGCCTCATCTACTTTCAAATACTTTGATATAGATTGAAGCCCAGGAAGGGTGGTAAATGCTTTTAGGAGATTGCCAGTAATACCTAAAGAATCTTCGATTGCTTGCTGCTCTTCGTAAGCATATTTAAGCTGCCTTTTGAGAGATTTTTCTAGTCCTATATTAGCTTGAAGAATTCCATTAAGCTCTTTTAACCTAATAGTATCGGCTGTTCGCTGCTTAGCAGAAAGAGTTGAATTTTTAAGTCTATCTTTAAGAATTTCCCTTTCACCTCTTAGATTTTCAAAAGTAATATAAGCTAAATCTCTCTGCTTTTTTATTTCTACAGCTGTTAATTTACCATACTCGGTTTGTCTATTAACTAACTTCTGAGATATATTTGTTAAACTTTGAACTCCTTTATTAATATTGCCAATATTGGCTTTACCTTTAGTTAATTCATTAACAATTGCTTGAAACGATTTAAAAGTATAACCGAGTTCATCGTTTATTTCTTGAATCTCTTTATTTACTACTCCAAGTAATTGGTTAGCGGCATCTATATTTTGCTGTAATTGTGCAGAGTTAGCAGCTGATTGTTTTAAATTATTTAATAGATTTATAAAGCCAGTATTATTCGGAGCTAAGTTAGCAATCTTAGATTCTAACTCATTTATTATCTTCTGTAAATCTTGAATAGTGGCCATAGATACCCTAAGTAGGTTTCTTTATAAATATTTTGCTATTACCTTTTGAGTTAGCTATTAGTTGGATAACTTCTTAAACATAGCTTTATCCACATTTCCAGATGAATCTACTAGTTTAGTTGAGTTACCTTTTGTTTGATTCTCCAACCGTTCATTTTCTTTAGTATAGTATTCCTGAATTTTATGGAAAGTAAATTTTCTAAGCCAGATAGGCATATTATAAATGGTGTGGTAGTCATACCCACCCTGTCCGTGAAATAAAATTTCGTGAATTTGAGAAAACAGGTTTAGTCTAGCCTGTGGTGCTATCTCAAAGGTCAGGCCAAAAAAAGCTAAGATCCACAGGGAGAGCGACCTCCTCACCGCTATTTGTTGTAAATACTGTGTTTACCCCTGGTTGAATACTGTTAACATGCTTTCTAAATGCTCTTGCATCTCTGGCTAGGAAGTAATTATCTACGAAATCTCTAATTGATTTAGGGTTAGTGTCACCTTCTACTGCGGTGATCATGTATTTTAACCTTGTAGATACTTCTGAGGATGAGTCTTTATTAATTTTTCTTAAACCTTCTAGTTCTTTTTCAATTAACTTTTCGTCTCCGTGAGTTAAGATCTTATAGGTAATCTTAGTTTCTGTGGAAGGTACTACGTAGTCAAAGCTATTTACTCCTCTTTTGATAGTTTTTTCGTCAAACTCCTTAGACTCTAAAGTAGTTAAATCTACTACGTAAGATTCTCCCATGTAGTTGAATTCATAATCTTTACCGTAACCTAAAATACGAGCTGCTACTAAAATAGCATCTTTATCTCCGATCAAAAGATCATCGTAGTTAATATCAGATACAATCAAAGACTGCACAAGTTTATCAATAACGATTCCTTGTTTAATATAGGACTGGTTGGTAAGGATATCTTCCTCTTTAGCAGTCATATACTTCATCTCAAGTTTACCTGAAGATAATGGATTTGATTCTGGGTAAAGAAGACCTTTTGAGGGAAGCTCAATAGTCTCCGTTGGCATTTTAAATTCTGACATATACTTATTTGTTATAACTATTCTATTATAAATATATATGAATTAGGTTTATACGTCAACTAAAACGTAATTTCCTTTATAATTCATAACGTTGGTTGGTGACCAATCAATCTCATCTGGGTTGATGCCTGCTTGCTTGAATGCTTCTTTTAGACTGACTAAGAACTGCTTTAGTTTATCTGATAATTTAGGATCTAACTCTTCGTCATATACTAAATAGTCTTCTGCTTTAGTTCCATTAACTGCAATCTCCTCTGCTTCTTGAGGTGCTAACTGCTCGGCATCAGTCATATCAATAATACCTGATTTGCCTCCTGGTAGTCTTTCTACTTTATAGATAGGAATAATGCATGAGAAAGAATGGTTTAACAGTTTCTCAGCGTGTTCTAGCTCATCAACATCCGTAGTAAGCTTCTTTACGTCGGATCCTTTTTCCATTACAATGCCATTGTCTCCACCTCCGATTTTTGTATAACCGTCTTTTTCTAATTCATACTGCTTGGACTTTAAAGCCGGCGGCATAACTAGTTCGTTTAAAATATCTATGAGTTTCATGTAATAAAAAAGCCCTCTCTAATAAATAGGAGGGCTCTTTCTTTAAGGTTATTATTACTTAGAAGTTCAAGATGCAATAATCCATTCCGATGTTCAAGGTGATGTTCTGTGCTTCAGCATCAGTATCCCAGTTAAGATCGGCAAATTTGGCAGACTTAATGAATGCTCCTTTGATAATCCATTCTGAAACGATATCACCTACAGGACCTAGGATGTCGATAGTTAAGTCTTTCTTGTAGAAGTCAGAATAACCATCACGACCAGTTACTGATTCATGGTGAAGACGTACCCACTCCATCACGGCCTGAGCACCAGAAGGAGTAATGGGATCGTAAAGGGTCATTGAGATATCAGACCATTTATTTTTTCCTTTTACTTTTCTATAGAT